TTACGTCTTCAACAGAATATTTTCTACCGTACCATAATGTAAAAATATGTAGCATTAGTCATCCAATAGTAGTATTGCTTTCTTGAGAGTTTCGAAAGGTGTTTTTGCTCGACGAGCCTCTTTCTTGAGTTCTTTATTTTTATGATTCATAACTTCTTCTTTATCAAATAAGTATAACTTAGTCATAAAAATAAATTCCTTAGCTTTTTTATCTTCAGGTACTTCTTTAGAGAATAGTAATGAACTAAGATCTTTATATATTTCTTCTCTAATTTGCTGTTCTGTTTTTATTCCCGCAGCCGATAACGGAGATTCTTCTAATGGTGCTTCACCTGTATCTATCATGTGATCTTGTTGGCTGCCATCTCCTGTATCATCCCCAGCCTCCATTCGCGTATCGTCAACTTTTACTTTAGGAATCCATCCTTCTTTTTGTCCTATTGCAACCGTTGCAAGTTCGAAATCTCTCCTTGCCTGTTTATTTCTTTCAGCTGTCATATCTAAAAGGTCGTCAAAGGTAATAAGAGACATTAGTTCTTTATATTGTAGATCAGAAGAATCAACTGGCACATTAACAGCCATTACTTCGGTTGTATCAGGAAAAGACCATAACACTTCTACGTTTGTTCTTTCAGTGTTAGTGTAAGTCGCACTCATCAATTTTTTCTTTTTTAAATCTACTGTCATTATATTCTCCTGACTTTTAAATTATAATATTTAGCTGTTATATCAGTACCATTTGGAAACTCTTGAGATCGGTAATCATCTGTATTGTAGTATCTTTGTTGATAATTTCCTGCCCCATTTAGTATAGTATCTCCAATGTTAGTACCTGCTACTGCTCCTGTCACTGCGCTATATCCTGAATTGGTATCTCCACCAATATCATACCTAATTTTTTGTGCACACCAGTATCTCATTCCGTCTAGTAAACATTGATCAAAACTTGGAATACCGTTGCTGGAATCATGAGAGGCCTGTGCTCCGGGTGCAGGATATTGTCTTAAATTTTTACTTGTATCGTAGATGAAAAAGCATTTATTATTTTGTGGATTATTAACACTGTTTCCTTGATTAACCCTATGGAGGTAGTAATTTGTAATAGTTGTAGGATTATCTAAAGCGTGATCACCTATGGTACCAGCCGCATATGCAGCAGTATTTGCTCTTGTATCTTTATAAACAGTATCAAATGCATCAGTAGGGTCTGCTATTTTAGTGTAGTTGTTTATTGAAGACAGTGTTTCTATTCTGTATGTTCCATCTCTGTTACTTCCATCTACAAGGAGGTCTATACACTGCGTAAAAAAAGTATCATACATGTCAGTATTATCCATAGCTCTTATGTTGTTATTGCTATCACGATATACTGGATATAGTGTATTATTTGTAGATGCGTGACCTATAGTGTCACTTGGTAAGCTTACATTGTCTTGATAGTGTATAAGATTGGCATAATCAATTGTGACTGTACCGGGTTCAGCTGTGCCTGATTCCGCAACATAGCTACTTGCATCTGTTGAATAAGCACCTGCTGTCTTACGAGTGTCTTGCATAGTACTCATATCTTGAGGAGTCGGCGGGCCGCTTCGTTCAGAAGGAGTTTTAAATCTAATATGAGAAGAGGGATTAGAGCCGTACATGTATATAGCACGCTGTCGGATAACACCGAGCTGGACATCGTCCATTTCTTTTAAGTAGCTATCTCCCGGATCAGAGAACCAAAATAGTGGTCTACGAAGTGCCATGTCGAATTAAACTCCAGCGCCATGTATCGTCTTTAATGTTGTTCCCCCGGAGTCTAGTATTGATAATGTTACACCTGACGCCATTTTTCCAGAAGTGATAGCACCACTAGCGATTGTTAGTGAACCACCTGAAGCAATTGTTGCATCTCCTGACATAGCGACATTTTGATATAGTGTTCCATTTGCAACCATGATTTTGCCGGCAGCGTTATCTGCACCGGTAATTAAACCAGTTAGAGTAATTCCAGTTGCACAATCAATCTTTAGTTCAGTACCATCAAAGTATATCTGGCCATCGTCACCGTCTCCTAGTTTTATCCTACCTACAGCTGCTGAAGTTGAATCAGGTAAATCGATTTGTACAAATTCTTCACCTGCTCTTATTTCATTAAGACATGATACGAGATCCGACCCAGCAAAACCAGCGTCCAGAGTAGCAATATCTCCTTGGTTAGTTGCAAGAGAATTTGTTTTAGTTCGCCATGTGTCAAATGTGTCGGAAAGTGCTACATTTATTATTGCCATTTTTTAAGAACCTCTTTCATCATTTGTTTTAATTCAGCAACATCGTCTTTGAGTTGTTGAAATTCGTTTACTTTATTTTGCGCTTCAATCTGCTTCATTCGAGCTTTCTCTAATGCGCTACTATCAGTATTTATAATGGCCATGCTACTAGTATCTCTTACTAAATTATTATGGCCTTCGATTCCTACTTTCATTATGTACCTAACGCAATTACCCTGAAGTCTTTAACTCTTGGAACTTTAGTTGACTGTGTCGACTTTAAAACAATTTTTATTTGGAATGTTGTAAAGTTTGGACTTATGCTGTTAATGGTATATTCGTAATCTCTAAACACTGCTTGATCGTCTGTTGTTGCCACTGCAGAATCTATAGTAGCTGCTGTCCATGCAAGAGTACTAAAATCAACATCGGAAGATGATTCCTGCGTTCTATAATAAACTTCTATTTCTGCACCACTTGGTCTGTTAGCTGCAAACATTATCCTTAGTGCTTGACTGTTTTGATCTACGTTGATCTGTTTAGTAATATATTTTGCGAGTGCACTTCCACCAATTGAGATAGTTTCTGCAAGATAGTCTTGTACTATATTACCGCCAGATCCTGATGCAACCGGCTTATCAACTCTATTATTAACATTTACGATAGACGTTCTTTCAAGGTCAATCATAGGACTTAAGAAATCCGTTGATGATGCCATTACACACTGTACGATAGCCGATTTGTTTCCACTATTATTATTAGTCTCGTTAATTGCTGATGCTATCATATGTGGAACATCAAAGAAGTAGTTTGAATTTGGAAGGAATGGCCTATAAGATGAAGGCGTTCCGCCGTATGCAGCTTCAGATCCTGCTAATGATTTACCCTTTAATAGTTTAATTCCATAGCTGGTTGATGTCCCAGGTAGCACCATTTCTTCAAAGATTGGATACATTGAATCAACCATCTTATTTTCAGTCGCAGTAACCGCAACACCTCCACCTTGAGCAGCTGAAGTAGCAGCTGATCCAGATACCGTGATTGTGTATCTATCTTGCTCTACACCTGCAATTGTATGAGTTGCATTTAACTGGCCGGTTGTTAATCCACCAACCGTTGCGGCTCCAGCAAGTGTGACTGAACTACCTGCTGTCATACCGTGATTCCTGTGTTCAATTGTAGCTACTGCAGATCCACTTGCCGTTTTAATTGGTGATGCTGCTAATGCTTTAACTGGAATAGCTTTATTGTTAAAGATACATGAATTAGCTACACCTGTGTTAAATACCGCTCTTGATATAGTAAACTTAAGATCTTTAGTTTGATCTGCTGACCATGTAGAACCATTTTGAGATTTAAATAATACACCTGCATAAGGTGCCTTTGAAATCCTTCTAGTTGTTCCAATACTATCTTCTCCAAGCTCAGCTATATAAGCTTCATATTCGATACTATTTGCAAGTAAACATATAGCATATTCTGCATTTGGTCTCAGATATATTGGAGATTTAAAAGTAAATTCTGTAACACTTGTTGCATCTGCAGATACGTTAACACTAGCAGCTGGTTGTACAACTTCACCGAGTGGAATAATCTCTTGACCCGGATAACCATTTACAACGTTTCGTATTTGAAGAGTAACAGGAATATTTGCATCTTTGCTCTTAAAGAATATTCCTACCTTAGTTATAAATGCACCTTGGCTATTGTCGATTAAGAATGTCTGAGCAAGTGGGTCCACCCAACCAAGAAATTGTTGTCCTATTATGTTAGATGAAACGTTTGTCTGAGATTCATTTACTGATTCTTGTACAATCCTAGGCGATCTTAAACTAACTTCCTGTGTCTGTTGAATTAGACCCCTTGCAGCATATTGAGCTTGACCTGAAGTTGTGATATTTGCATCAGTATCATTTGCATCATCTACAAGTTTAAAGTTTCTTTGGCCAGTTCTAAATCTTGTGGTTGCAGTATTTGGGATATAGAATTCTCCATACAATGTACCTGTATCGTCTGTGATAAGATTAGCTGCGCCGTCTGGGTGAGCAGTGGCTGATGGATTCGGTTCAGCATCCCATGAAGCTGAAGCGAATGTTACATATTGAGCCTGTGTAATTTCTCTACAAAAGGATGCAACATCAATATCATCAAAGAAAGGATATACGCGAGTGTTTGGTTTAAATCGACTTGCGTGGAATCTTATTCTTCGAGATCTGATAAACGGTGCAAAGTTTACATCAACGACTCTTTCGCCCAGTGATTCTGTCATAGTGCCGGGTGCAACTCTTGATCTTGTACCAGTTCTATTCTGTTGAGTAGTCAGTGTTTCAATAGTTCTTTGTTCCCAAAACCACGCTCCTCCAGAACTTGTGTCCATCACGTTTTGTGTACTTAATTGTCTACCAGTCCATTGGGTTTGCCATTCATTCCATACGGTTCCTAATACACCGTCTTCTTGAGGCAATGCATTAACAACTGCAAATAGCGCTTGGTTATCAACAATAAGTTCTGGCCTTGTGTCTGTATCTCTCCATTCATCACTTTCTGGTGTAATAGTAATTTCACCAATCCATGCAAAAACGTCGTAAGGATTAACATTTTCAGACCCTGATGCAAAAGGTTGATCTATTATAGTTGTATTAGTATATGGAAGTGATAGAAAATCTCCAGTTACTTGATAATTAGCTGAATCAGTTGTATTTAAATCCATTCTTGTATTACCCTGATAGAATTGAGGTCTAGCCTCACCTTTATCAGAGTCTATAGAAATATGATAATCAGGACTTGCTGGGTCTCCAATGTTATGGCCATAAAACGGATCAACTACAAATCCATTTTTAAATCTATCTACATTGTTTGAGTCAAGTATCTGCTGTTGACCTGCTTCCCTTTCGAGTAGCGATAATGAGGTAAAGTATTCAAGGTTGTCGATACGATCTTCAAGCTTTCCTATATCCCTCATTGTAAAGCGCTTATTATCAATATACTCTACTGTTACATCGTCAGTATTAAATGTGTATGCACCAAGTCTTAAAACATAAAGTGCCATACCATCAGGTGGATCAGCTGGTGTAGGTGGTGTTTGACTACTTACACCCTTAATTGCCTTGAATTGTCCTTCTTGATCCAAGAATATCTTGTCTGTTCTTGAAAGATAGAATTGATAGTCTGCAATAACGTTTGAATTTACTTTAGGTATTTCTAATGGCTGAGATCCTGTTCCAGTAAATCCTGAACCAGCATCATTAATTCTAGGTCTAAAATCTAAAACATCTCTTAGTTGAACTGAAGCACCTGTTGTAGGTGTAAATGATGGAATTGAAGCATAATCTATTGCACCATCATATGAGTCTACAGAGAAATAATCACCGGCACCTGCTGAAAGGTAACTAAATGTAATTAATAGCCTACCTGTTGGCGCAAGAGCACCAGGATTACGTGTAATTTTACCCAAGTCATAGAAGTTATCCCTTTGTCCATTATCAAGTGTAAACCTACTTGTAATATCGGTATCAGATGTTGTAGCATTTGTGCTAAAATCAGCTGCCATATGAACTGAATTTAATTGAAAAATGTCAGCTTTTCCTAGTGATATTGTAGATGCCGTTGCATTACCTGATGTACTAATCTGTAATGTTTGATTAGAATTAAGAGTCTTTTGTGATTCCTGTGCAATAGCTTTGATAACAGTTGCAATCAATGTCAATGAAGCTGTTCCTGTAATACCTTGGCTGTTAAGGTCTACCGAAATGTTGATATTACCCGTTCCACTCACAGTAATTGCGCTCACTGCATCATATATATCACCGTTTGCAGAATTACATAAGTAATAATCGTTTGCAGATAATGGCATTTGAAATGATTCATTTGATCCTGCACCAAGTGTGTCTGTTGCAACACCGCTTGATGTGGTTAGAGGTATTACTCGTCTTGAAGTTAAAGTGGTATCAACTGCGTTTGAAGCAGTTCGTATTGTTTTTACAGCAGCAGATGGAAGTGGTCGTAACAAGTTGTTGTTACCAGTTTGAAACATCTGAGCTTTACTACTAGACTGTACAAAGTCTCCACTAAAATCACTGGCTGCTGAACCACCTGTTTTTAGAAATGTTTCAGCATCATCTATAAAAGTTTTTCCTGAATTCATTTGTACATCAAAGATGAATAGGTTATATTGTTCTGTTCCTCCACCCACTGTACCTGAGTGATATTCTATAGCTCTTACTCTAGCAGTTCCTACTGTTGCAGAAGATCCATCAATAATGTTAATTTTTTCAAATTCATTCACATTCGGTAAGTTCATTTGAACACCAGATGTTGGCTGAATTCTTGTGTAGTTACCAAGAGTAAATGGTGTGATAGCGTTAACTACTTGCTCTGTATCTCGTGCTTTATCTACTGTGACAAATTTTGTCTGAGTGGTTGCTATTTCGTAACCTCTTACGTAGGCTTTTCCGGGTTCCATACCTATCGCTAACTTACTCTCAAGTCCTCCAGAAGCAGCTGAATAAATTCCTCGGTTATTTCCACTCGATAAGTGTTCTCTTACATCAATATTAAATGGCCTTACACTATAGTCACCAGACTCGTCAAAAGTTCTTCTTGCAAATGTGTCTTCAAGTACAGCGTATTCTGTTGCTCTAACTTGTTTCTTAACAACACCGGATTCAACTCTCATAAGTTCGATAAACGTTGTATCTGTTGTTTGAGCTGTAGTATATTTTGCAAGTGATAGGTCTATTTTATATCTGTGTGCACCAGGAGCAGCAAAGTTAGGTGATCCCGTTGCGTTATCCGTTAAGGTTGCATCATCTGTACTAGATGCAAATGTTTCTGTAACGTTTAAACCTATTCTATATGAGGGTGTATTTGTGTATTTGTCAAGGATAAGAGTCTGTGATGTAACGCCACAGAATATTCCATTTACATAGTAAACACCTGGCTGAATTGATACTGATGAACCAAATCCTACGTCTGTTGATGCGGCATTAATCTCTGCACCTCGAGTTGTTCCGCTTACACCTGTTCCACTGATAACTTCACCTGGTGCGAATTCTTTAGTAGTATTTGCTGTACCAGAATTTGTGTATTTAACCCATAATGTTAAAGCATCTGATCCTGCTGCTGCAGCAGTTCCTACAACTTTTGCAGTAACTCCGTTAGTTTGACCTGTGATTACTATTCCTTGAAAATCTGTTCTATATGATTCAACATCAGCTGAATTATATACGGCAGCAAGTTTAATAAAACCATATTCTAAGTCAAGAGCTGTTCCTCCTGGAAGAATCATTGCTCCTTCTTCAAACATATGATCACCGAAGCTAGTAATTTGATTCTGCATGGTTGTTTGCAGTTGTGTCATTTCCCTAGCTTGAATAGCTACAGAAGGTCTAAATAGAATTCTGTAGTATTTGTCTTTTGGTTGTTTACCGTCTGCACCCGCACTCAGAAAGTCGTCATAGTAGGGTGAAATATTAAAATCTGCCATGTTTTATTGTCCTAAAATTCAATTACTAGTTTTATGTCTTCTATCTGTGCCGTTGCTCTTGAAATCGCAGACCTATTTTCTAGATATAATACCTGACCAGAATGCTTATCTATTTCTGGATCTCCTAAAGAAGAAATTGTAGCACTTACTCCTCCAGTTTGAGTTACCGATTCAGAACCCTGAAATGGTGTGAATCCAGTTGTAGAATCTTGGTGATATCTAATAGTTGTACCAGATACTGAATCAACAAAACCTTTTGCACCAGAAGTTCCACCTGTAATTAAAGCGTCTGCTGTAAATGTACCACTAACAGATGATAGTGACAGAGATTTATTTGCGTTTAATGTTGTAGCCGTTGATGTAGTGGTTGTACCGTGGTTATAAGGGTTTCTTACTAATCCTATTTGTCTATAATCATTATCAATTGGGAAGTCTCCTGAACCTTCTGCACCGTCTAAGTTACAGTTAGTCATTACAAAGAATCCTGATAATTCATTTATAGGGTCAGATCCGTGGCCACCTTTTGGTGATAAGACTGCTCTAGCTGCAGCATTTGAACCTGCACCACCTGAGAATGATACGGTTGCGTTTTCATAGTTACCACCATTATCGGTAATAGTAACTCCTGTAACTGCTCCGCCTGCGACTGTAGCAGTTGCGGTTGCACTTGTGCCATCTCCTGTAATTGTTACTGTTGGAGCAGATGTATATCCAGTTCCTCCAGCCGTAACTATAATCTGGTGAATTGCTCCAGCATCAGCATTTGCTTGAACTTGCCATTGAAGAGAACCGTCATCAGAAGCGAGTGTTTTAACCGGCATATATGCTGAAGTTAAGAATTTAGTTGCTTGAACACCACCTAATGTGAACAAATATTTCCAGCGATATCCATCGCCTCCATCTGCTTCTATATTATTAGTAGTTGTTCCAGTGGGTTTGTTAACTGACGCACCTGGTCCTGCTATAATGCATTTATAACATTTAAGTTCATCTGTCAATACATAATATTGTGTTCCAGCAAGAGCTGTATTATCATCATATTGAATATAAGTATTTCCTGAAACCCAGTTGTATCTTGGAACTGAATGTGATAAATCACTAGCGGCTAATTTTTTAGCTGCTACCATTCTTTGATGAGCTGTTTGTTTATCCAAAGCTTTATCTACAGGTGTATCTATAGATGAGTCTGAACTTGGCCATTGCTGTGAACGGCCTATAAAGAGGTACATACTGTTAGTGCCAACGTCTGATATGAAGTTAGCCGCGTTTTGCACCCTTATTTCTTTAGTGACGATGGCTACCATTTTATTTCCTTTTCCTTCTAGTTATTTATATAAGTTTACGATATAGTTATCACGGAATCATAAGATAAATTGATTGCTAGTTGGTTAACAGCTTGTTGCACCGTGAAGTCTTTAAAATCCGCTATTGTTCCCGGCGGATGATTCGGAGGAGTTACAGTATATGCCTGATTTACTCCAGTTTCTGCTAGTGCCCTAGCTTGAGATACAGTTATAGGTGTACTGTATACTTCAGTATTGGGCAAGAATTTGTATAAGTCAACATGTAAAAAGCTGGGACTCAAAGGAGGTTGAGGAGCAGCATTTACTCTATCTATTTCAACTACACATGATACTGCAGGTAATTGTACGTTTGCTTGTTCAACATCTATAACAATTGCAAAAGCACCTACGTCCATTTGTCTTCCAGGAGGAGGATTGACCATTGCAGCTGATGACTGAGTAAAGATAACAACTTGTCCAAAGAATGCAAATCCAGCCGGATGAAGTAGTTTCTTTACAGCATCATTCCAGTTTTCAATAGTTTGACCAGTTTTAATAACATAAGAGAATGATTGATAATATCTTGAATCTTGTATTTTTTTGAGATGAGATAGTTTACCGTCATCACCTGTCCATTTATTAAAGGTTGTACTCCAATTGCCGTCAGATGGTTTTAATATATCAACTCTAGGGAAATACAATTCAACCGTATCATTAAATATTAAATTAAATAATGCTATATATGAAGGTTCACTGCCTTTTGATAAATAAATGTCTGTAATATTTTTATAAAGCTTTACTTTATCGGCCAATATATTTTCAGGAATTGTTATAGCTAATTCTCTTTGAATATATTCGAGGTATACAGACGAAGCTTCATCTATATTTCTATATGTTGGGAGGGTATTTAATATTTGTCCTGCTCCACCATCTTGGTCTAGGAACTTAAAATACGCCTCGGCAAAAGTTACAAGTTTTGGATTTGATACCCTGATATGTTCAGGGATAATTGTTCCTATGTCGTATCTCATTAACTACTCGTTGGGGTTGTAGTGTAACCAATTCCAGCAGATGTTCCGCCAGTGGCTACAGTGTCTATTTGAGGTGTTACCGTAACATTATTCATATCAATTTCAAGAAGCTGATTTCTTTGAGGCGAAAGATCATTAGCATTTGGTTTTGCTGTTATAGTTATATATGCAAGTCCAGAAGTGATAGCTGTGGGATTAAACGCATCTAACGTAACTATACCATTTACGATATCAACTGTACCAGCATTATCTTCTGTAACAATTTTTTGGTTAGTTGTAGTAATCCTATATATTTGAACATTTCGTGTGGTTGTAGAAGTATTAGTGTCGAATAACGTGTTTATAGAACTATCATAAGAAGTTAATCCATGATTGCTAAAGGTTGAAGGCATATAAAATGTAATGCCATTAAATTCTAAAAATGTATGTGAATGACTTGTTCCTGGCCCACCGTTTATAATGTCTCTTGAATTAGCTGCAGCTGCAGTAGTATAGAGAGGATAAAAATATCCTTTACTTCCTGCATAAGCTCCGTTTTCAGTTCCATATACTGCATACGGTCCAGTCGATGCTCCTTGGTCTACCGCAAATTTAGTTATAGGCGCATCTTGCAAGAAGTGTTCTAGACCCTGGTATGTAAATCCTTCTGAACTAATAATAGAATCAGAAGCACCTATGTTTGAATGAAAACCGTTATCAAAATCTATAGTATATTTAGTTGCTGATCCTAATGTAGGAGTTAATTGTTTTTGCAATGAAACATTTACAGTTGAGTTTAAGATAGCCGGATCGGTATTATCTATTTCACCTAATAATTGAGAATGCCTGAAGATACCATCAAACTTTTTTAAATTCGTATCATTATAGTTAGAGACAACTGTACGTATTGCTGTTGTTAATTCTCCAGAAGTTTTTGATGTAAGGTTTGGATCATATTTAGTGAAAATACTTAATTTTATATAAAGAAATGTTGGATCTATAATTTCTGGTGTAATAGATACAATGTTTTTAGGTTTTAAAATAGAGTCTTTAATAAAAGACTTTTCTGATTCAGTTAATGAAGTGGCGTTTTTGGGTTTAACTGAAATATATACTTTACCATATTCAGGAGGGTCGTTTTCTTCTCCGCCCCAAACTGCTACTGTTTCAGCATTTGAATATTGATTTTTAATTGTTGTAGAATAATCATCTGCAGTAACAACTCTATTTTGTGAAAGATACGAAAGAGGTGCATTAAATCTAATTGATTCTATATCTTCTCTAACAGCACCTCCAGCAGCTTTATTTACAAGGGAAATTGTAACGTTAGTATTTCCTGCTATATTTCCTTCAAGAGCAAAAGCAGTAGCGTTATTTGCAACTGTTCCGTCTGTTGTAAGATATTCTATAGAGATTACATTTCCTGCAGCTAATTTTTTACCGAATGCGTTATCTCCAAAATAAACTTCATATTTTCCATCAAGGCCCTCTTGTAAAAAGTAAACTTCTGAAGTTCCTGTAACATTAACTATATTTGTAACTAGTGCGTGTATAGTATTATTTGAACTTGAAGCATTAGGAGCAACTTTAACTACAATTGAAGAAGTGTCTACATTTGTATCTGGAATTTCGTATTTTTGTCTAGTGTCACTGTCATCAACTATATAAGTCATAGTTTTAAGTGCACCTTGATGAAGTTTTAAATTAGAAAACTTATACACTCCACTTACTGGAGTAATTGTAGCTGCTTCTAAATTTACAAAAGAATATTTTGTTCCACTTACAGTTGTGCTAAATTTAGTTCCTCTACTTATTGTTAAGGAAGTAGGACTTCCTGATGGACTATTAACAGTTAAATCTATGTTAGAAAATGCTGCACTTCTTGATCTTGGAACATACCCTATAGATTTAGCATGGCTTACTACGTTATTTCTTACTTGAGCAGTGTCAAGATATAGCTCATTTGCTTGAACATTAGCGTTAAAAGCGTTATAAAATGTATTGTATGCCATGACATCTATGAGTGTAGATAGTGCACTTCCTTCAAAGTCATAATCAGTTAGTTCTGTCTGACCTTCAAGGTATGTCTTTAAGTTTGCCCTGATCTGATCAAAATCTAGTTCAGTGACATTAAGTCTATTTTTTGAAACTGTTGTTGCCATTACTTAATTCTCTCTAGGTAAAAGTCAACTTCTTGTTGCTGACCAGTTGAAACGAGTGCAAATCTTATTTGAATTTTGAATCTATTAGCGTCAAGATTTTCTGAAACCATAACTTCTAGAAGATTAACTCTAGGTTCATAGTTATCAACAGTAAATTCAATTTCTTTCTTTAGTTCAATAGCCGTAAAAGGATCACCATTTTCAAATAAAAGATGTCTTACATTAGATCCTAAAGATGGTTGAAAAGGTCTTTCTCCTTTCATAGTGAGAATAAGATTTCTTATGCTTTGCTTAATTGCGTCTATATCTGTTTTTCTGCTAACGTCTCCAGTGTTGGGGTTAGCAATAAATGACATATCAAAATCTGAATACAGATTTGATCTAGCTCTAATTTTAGAGCCAAATGAGTCATCACTTCTTGTTTGTGTTCTTGCCATACTTCTATTTATACTTTATGATGGTCCGTTTTCAGTAGAATATTTATGCCAATTTATTAAAGCTGTTTTTCCAGCTTCCCATTTGGCCTTTATTGTTACATATTTAGAATAGTCTTGAGTAGGTATTTCATGGCCATCTATGTTTCCACCAATATATCCTGCTTCTCTATTATCAAAATCTTCTTTTTCTATTTCACCTATAAGATACTTCCTATGAGATTTATCCATTTCATGAAATATTGCTTTTCTGGTATCAACAAATGCCGATGCATCTTGAAGCTCCCATAATTTTTCTAAAAATTTAGCTTGTGTATCAGATACTAGATTATCACTGTGCAATTGTCGCATCTTCATTCCAGAGTTTCTCGATAAATTTATTAACTCGTCAAGAGTACTGGCATTAGATTTTTCATGAGCATCAAGTGCATCTCTAGCAGATTTGTGTTCAGCTGTAAAATATAATTGTATGTCTATATCGTTTGGAACTGCTATAGCCATATATTCTGTATAAACAGTCATATATGTAAGACCTGAAGGAGATACTACAGAAGGTAGTTCTGAAGCTTGTTTTGCCAATACTTCTGCAACTGTACCTAAAGTAGCTGCAGATTCTTCTGGTTCTGTTGCATTTGTATTAGGTGTTTCAGCTTTTTTAGCTTTTGTATCTATTTTACCATCTTTTATTTCTTTATTAGGAAACATCTTACAAGGATCAAATCCAGATAGTCCTCCGCTACTAATAGCTCCATTTACAACTGAAGTTGCTTGATCAATATATCCTTGAAGTTCAGTATCACTTAAAACAGAACTCCAAGTGTCTTTAAACGCTGTAATTTGACTAGGTAAATTAATAGAAGCATTGCCCAAATCAGCAGTTAAAGTAGTCACAAGACTATTTAAATCTACTTGTAAGTTTGGTAAAGCTACACTTGGAAGAGGAACTTTTAATTCATTTAATTTAGCTATAGCTTCAGCAGCTTTAGACTCCATAGCAGCAAGTCCAGCTTTTCCTTCGGCTAATGCAGTTTTAATTTCATCTCTCATTCCATTTAAAGAATCAAGAGTTGCGTTATTTCCGCAATTAAGTGTCATCTTACCATAGCCTCACGTTCATCTTTAAGTTCTTTAAGTTCTTTTTCTAATTCGTTTATACGACTTTTATACTTAGTAGCTAGGTCTGACCATTTTTTAACTTCATCAAGACCTCTATAACCATATTCGGTATAGCCATCACTCGCAGTAATTTCTTTCCAACGTTCATCACTCATTGTGTTGCATACCCCAATGGTCCTAACACAGCTTGAGCCCAAGGATAATCTGGTAAACTGGTTCTACTACCATTCCTTGCACCCCACGCTCTCTTTGTGCTTATATCTATATGAGTAAAGGTATTATATACACCTATTCCCCTAAATCCAGCATTATATGCTGCTGTAATAAAATTCTGTCTTTGAGTAGTACTTAAACCAGTTTGAACTATATCTAGAGCTAATCCTTGCTGGTGAACACTTCCTTTTGCTCCTCCAACTTTTTTATTATATGCAGGTGATCTATAAGCGCTTGTAATTGTTAGAGGATAACCTACTGCTGCAGATAATGCTTCTGCATACGCAATAACTGTAGGTGATACTCTAGAATCTGTATGAGGTAAAAAGTTTAAACCTGTGCCCGATCCTTCTGCGAAATTACTAGGACTTGTTTGTCCATCTGCCGATTCAGTATTTTGTACGCCTTGTATATTGTTAGTAGGAGACGTGTTAGTAAATCTTGCAGTGCTTACACCACCGTCACCGTATTCTCCAATTTCATTTTCTTTACCACCATCTTCACCTAAATCTGCTTTGTTAGTTTGCATTCCATCATATACGCTTTGTGAAAAAGCTTCAACTTCAGCAGGTGTCCCAACATTAGGTTGCCAAATTTCTACTCCTAATTCTGCTGCTATTGCAGTTGCAGAAGTTGCAACATAAACATTACTAGCACCACCTGTCATTGCACCAGCGTCAGCTGCAGCTGTTATAAATGTTGCTTTTAAACCATGAACATACACAGTAGGAGAACCTGCTCCTACCGTAGCAACGTGAGGTGCACATGGGGGATCGGGCGGAAATGGGTGTGCAACTGTAGAATCAGTTATTCTAGCAATTAAAACACCATTTGCATATACATTTCCTTGGCCAGGAGTAGCCAAAGTAGTAGTGGCTGCACAAGTATGTCCAGTAGATAAACTATCTCCACCTCTACTTACAAGTTGTCCCATTAGTTTAGATCAATCCTTGTTGCATTCATATCGATATTACCGTCGACATTGTCTGTCCAATTTCCACCTACGTTATTTAAGGTATTTCCTTCAATTGTTGTATTTAAATTTGCTTTAGATTCAAATGTTACATCTAAACTTGCAGCAGCTTTTAAATGACCAGTTGTTGCAATTTCAAATCCTTGAGTTGAAGCAAACATATTAAGTTTATTAAGACATACAATACTCATTGCTTCATTACTAACTATATCTTCTGTTTTACCAATAGTAGTATCTCGTCCACCGTCAACTATTCTTGTTTCATCTCCTCCAATTCTTTGAAGGTATTTTTCAGTGATATTAGAAGCAAAATCTTGACCAACTTCTATATGTTCTGATTTTGCTATTGAAGTTTGTCTTGTGCCCCTTATAAGTTCTGTTTTGTTTCCTACTACTTCAAGGTGATAATTTCCTTTTACTAAATGTCTATAGTTTCCATCTACTGTCATATTAACGTTACCTCTGATATAGACATTATCGTCACTTAACACAGCAGTATAATTTTTTCCTTTTATAGTAGTAGCAATTGTGCCGTCTGGAAGTATTTCTCTACTTGTACCACTCTTATGAAATTCACTTATTCTTTCATTTCCAGGCGTATCGTCTATTTCAAATTGGTGGCCACCTTCTGTTTGATTAACTTTATTATAAGGATACGTAGTTTCATTGTTGTTCATTATGTGAGGCATTTCCCATGAAACTCTTTCGTAATATGAATCATCTTCATCTTCAACTACACTAGTTACTTTATCTGGAACTGCTGTATCTATTTCAGAAACTCTTAAATCACTTCTTTGAATAAAAGCTTCGGTCCTTTTAAAATTTGCATTCGATGCATTAGGTGTATCTATGCCTGTGACTCTTTGAGGATTTTTACTTTCTGGATCTGAAAATCCTTTTTGGGATTTTCCGCTTGGGCCAGCTTCTCCATGAATCGTCCCTAATACGAATGGTACCTGTTTAGACGTACCGTCCATCCAAAATCCTACAACCCAAGAACCTTGAACAATTCCTGTTGGACTTGCACCTACACCACCTAAAGAAGCTGATGTTACGGGCATCATAACTTGAGCCCACGGCAAATCTTCAGTAGGTATTTTAGTTTTATCTTCAGTGTGATCACCGAATACTCTGACTTTTAACCTACCCATAGATTTTGGGTCATTTCGGTCTTCAACTATTCCTATAAACCAATTAAAGTCTTTACTAATTTGCATGTTCGTGATCCGCTTTCATACTATCTCTTGCCATTTCAATAGTTTGAATATATTGTTGTTTAGGTAAATGAAACCTATGTTTAACTGCAGTAATAATATGCATTCCAGAACGTCTTCTATCTAATACTTCAGATTCTTGATCTTTGCCAAGCATTAGATTTTTATTAAGCATTAACTCTACCATCATACCCGCTTGAATATATTTATCTCCCGGAATTGAAGCCTTATATACGAAGTTTTGTAGTTGTCTATCTCTTGCTATTCTCCAGGGTTCTGTATTTAAAGCATCTTCATTATAAGACATAGTAGAAGTAGTCCCAAAAGCAGATCCTGAAAAGGCGTATATTCTTTCGGCTGCTCTATATCCGCTTATAGGCAGTTCTTCCCATTTAGTTTTGTCTGATGCAGCTTTATACATTTCTATTCGCTGTATAGTTCCGGTTGATTCTCCAAACGGAGTTGATGCACCAAATTCTGCTGAATAATCCCAATCTTTATGTTGCACTACTTTTGTCATAGTATCAAGAAGAGTAAATCTTGAACCAAAAGCTCCATCTAATATCATTTCTGCTGTTGGAGTAACTTTTACAGATTCAAATGTCATACACATTTGTATTTTATCTTCAACATCTTTTTCTAAACCGGCTTTAGCTTGATATAATGAACGAGGAACCATTTCTTTATGAGGATATAATTTTCTTCCTTTATAAGGTAACCTATTAAAAAGAGTCTCAATAGATCTGAATTGTAATCCATCAAATAAAGTATCGTACAAATAAAATGGCGCATTTGATTCTGTTCTAGCTCTATTTGTTAACCATGTCATAGCTCTATAAGGATTCCAACTTGGAATTACACATTTAAATGTACCAGCTGAAGCTTCAGCATCTATTTCAGATCGTAATTGAGTAGTAACTATATCAGTTAATATTTGATCTATAGTTCCCTCATAAGACTGTGAAATATTTTCTAAAGCATTCCAGAAAAAAGATTCTTCTACTATTCTTATTTGATATTCAGTAGTGAAATCATTTACTCTAGTTATATTCTCGATAGACCTTACATAAAATGTAAACTCTCTATTCCAACCTTCACGACCAGGACTAGGGCCCTTTGTTATTTTAAATGTTATTTTTTCTTGGCCAACCAAAGGAAGCTGTGTTAATAATCCAGCACCATCAACTAGTAATATAACTCCAGTCAACATAGGAGTTATAAGAGATTCATTTATATCAATCGCTTGAACAAGATCAGTAATGTCTATAATCTTTTTCTTAGTAGAAGATTCTATTCGTATATTATCAACTACTACGTCAGTAGGTTGAACTATTTGAGTATTAGCCATTTATTGCTTCTCTGAATTGTTGTACAACTTCTTGCACTCTCTCGGGTTTTAATACCTTTATTCTTCTACGTTTATCATTTTCGTCTATTTCGTATTGTTCATTTGTTACTGCCACTGCTCCTGCAGTTCCTCTTGGAACAATACCTTCTGTAGAATGAGTGTAATGATGAGTTGCATTTTTAAAAGCAGTTTCTCCTGTTATAACAACTATGTCATTTGAAGTTTGACCTTGAATTGTTTCTGCTTGAAATATTCCAGTTTTAGAATTTATTTTTATCCATCCATAATTCGAATCTTTTGCAACAACTTTACCAGTAGCACCAGATAAAATACCAGTAACTGTTTCTCCTATAGTAAGTTTGTCATAAAAGTCTGATGTTGTAACTGTTAAAGCAGTTCCAGAATAATTTAAATTGACGTGATCTTCCATTTGAGAATATGACATAGGCCAATCTGTAAATAGATTTTTCATTTCTTCATTAACTAGAAAAAAGGTCCAGTAATAATCTGCAGATCCATATATTCTTCTAGATACGTGATCTGGTCTTTCACCGTCATTTACGTCATAAAAGGCATATAGGGATATATCGTCTAATGTTTGGTTATTGATAATTTTAGCAAATCTAAAAACATCTACTATTGATTTAGTTTGTTTATTATCATCTAAATCATAGTCTATTTTTGGAAAGTATGTAAAATATTTCATTGGACGTTCTCCTGTTTAAACTGGGCCGCGACCACTAAGGTCACTGTATTGAGGTTGTCCGCTATCTCTAATACCTCTATTCAATTCAGATATTGCTTTTCTATCAAGAACTCTTGTTTCTTGGAAATTTAAAGTAAAATCTATTTCATTAGGATAACCGTCTTTCATAAATCCGGGAGATGTAGGATTATAATTTGCAGTAACGCCTGTACAATAAGCATCTGCAAATGGAATTATTTGAGGTGTAGCTCCACCCATACCTATAAATTCAACTCTAAATAAATCTGGATATTGAAATGAAGCTCCATCATTAATAAGTTCTGGATATGCGTGTTCTCTGCATGCATTAATGATATGTTTTGCTGCACGTGCATCGCTTGCGTTAGAAGGAATTAATTTCCAATTAAGAGCTAATTGTCTAAAAGTAGGAGATTTAAAAAGCATTGCTGCTCTTGGATTTATTGCTTGTCCTAATTGAGCTGCAGCCAAAGATCCAGCAGAAGTTTTTGTTCTCATATATTCTGCAGCTAAAGCTTTTGCAGATTCACCCAATGTAACCGCTGCAGAAGCTCCTCCACTTTCTTTTGCTTCATTAGCACTTGCAACAATTGCAGAAGTGATGCCTGTTAATTCTGCATTATCGTATGTTAATCCATCTGCCATGCTTATAGATTGCGGCATATATAAATAAATAGAACCGATAGGTTCACCCTTTGGAGTAGAACCTGATAATACAGTATCCATTGTTCCCTGAGTTCTTTCAATAAAAGTTATACTTACCCACGCAGGAATTCCATCAGTATTTGTAGGAAAGTATTGTCTTCCCCTATTTGTTGAAAATGAACCTCCACCTGTGGCTAAAATGTTTCCTAAATTAAAATTCCAGTTGCCTCGAGTCGATGCAGCTGCAAAGCCTAAAAGAAGATTTCCTAAGTTCATTTTATCCTACCTTTTTTTCTATTATAAGTATTTATATGGTTTATAAGGGTCGTTACAGAGTAAAAAATAGTAGAAAGTATAGAGGAGACCCGACAAAAGTGATCTATCGATCCAGTTGGGAAAGAGCTGTATTTCGCTATCTAGATGCGAATGATGATATTTTAGAGTGGAACTCTGAATCATTTATAATTCCCTATGTGTGTCGCACAGATAATCGTAGACACCGTTACTTTGTAGATATTTATCTAAAACACAGAAATGGATTAAAGCTATTAGTAGAGATAAAACCTAAATTTCAAACCGTACCTCCTAAAAAGCCTAAGAGACAAACTAAAAAATATTT